CCTATGGCCATTCTTCTACGGAACGTTTTGAAAAAGTCGACTGTGGTCCGAGCTGCTAATTACACCAACCGGTGGAAAAATCAGTTTGGATCCGTGACGAACGATCTGACGTACCATAATCAGAATGGTTTTAGGAACTCGCCTTTTATCAGCTTGATATTAAGGCCTCCGCCGCTCGCATACTCTGCTCAACACTACACCGTGTCCTCGTATTCTGAGGGTAGGTTCCGTGTTATACCAGCGATTCAGCCTAACCCCAATTTTACTCAAGGGGTTGGGCCATTCGGTATAGGTAGTAATACTATGACCGAGTTCGCCGTCCGCGCTTCCGCTTCTGACGTGACGAAAGTTACTAATGGGGCGATTGCAAAGGCTAATGCAGAAGTGAAAGGTCAGCATTACTCAGCCTTCGAAACCCTCTACGAGGGCAAGAAGACCTGTAAGATGATCTTAAGTGCCGTAACGACACTTACGCGATCGGTTCGTGATTTAAGGCGTGGGAACTTTACAGCCGTAGCGGAACATCTCGGGATTAAAACCCCCAAAAATGTTTCGAAAAGACGATCAGTTGGAAACAATTGGTTGGAATACAGGTACGGTTGGATTCCCCTCTATAGCACGGTATATGGTGAGATGAAGCGACAGTACGATCTACTGAAGCCCAAACAACCCATCTATCGCGTCAGTGGAAGTTCGCGCCAACGTTACTACGGAAGCACAGTAGGAAACTGGACCGCTATAAACTGCGGTGTAGGATCCGACATAAACGGCACCATGCGGCGTAAAGCCTCAGGGACCGGTGAGATTCGCTGTGAAGTTGGATACTCGTACCGAGTACACAATGAAACTCTAGCGAACACTTCCGCCTTGGGTTTGACAAACCCTGCTCTCCTTGCCTGGGAGGCTATACCCTTTTCTTTTGTCGCTGACTGGTTTGTCAACGTCTCAGATGTTTTGGGACAGTTTGATACATTCGCTGGCAAGGAATTCGTTTCCGGCTTCAAAACCGTGGTCGAATCTCTACAAGAGACTAGGACTGTCGAGTTGGTGGTGGCACCCAGTGACATTTGTACACTTAACCTTCCGCCGCGTCTTTCAAAGGATGCGACTTGGATTACTCGTACTACGCTGAATGCTCCGCCTGTTATCAACCTCCGGTTCACACCGGGCTTGAATGTAAAACGTGTCTTCGACGCCGTTGCCCTCTTGGGGCAGGTTGTGCGGAGAAGATAATGGGTTAACCACTCGGTTAATCTACAACTGCTTTTTAGGAGAACCTTATGGCAGCAGCAACTACTCTCGTACTGAAGAACGCGGCCGACGTTAACGTCAACTACTTTCCCGTCAAAATTTCGACTGGAGAGTATGCGGGTTACGTCGATCGCACTCAAGGCGTGTTGGCTCTCCAGCCATTCGCCTCACTGAAGTACTCTGAGTCCGCGACGCAGCGTAAAGTCTCGGGTAAAGTTACATACCCGGTCAAAGACGCTATTACTGGAGTTACGGACACCGCTTATGGGGAATTTTCATTTGTTCTCCCCAAGGTGCATGTACTGGCGGACCGCCAGGAAACACGCAAGCGGCTCACCGCGTTGATTTCTGACGCAATTTCCGTTGCAGCCGTTGACAACGGCGAAACTCCCTGGTAATAGGAGCTTACTATGACTATTAATGCAAAATTGAGTCATAAGAATTCGAAGCGTAGATCACGTTCGGATTCTGTCAGGTTGGAAACTGACAAAGCTCTTAATGCAGAAATCGACTTCAACATCGATCATGCATGCCAACTTGCAGTCGCTCTGTACGAAGGGCTTAACACCCCTACTTCGCTTGGTCTGTACCTTTGTCTTAAGTACAAAGACCTCAAGTCTGTCGTGACGCACGAAATCAACCCGAACGACTACATGTCCGCCGGTCAATTCAGTGCTGATTGGCAAGCTTGCAAGTTCCTATCGAAAATCTCAGCAGACATCGCTGGTCTCGACCCGACTTCAACGGCCGATTCTAGCTACAATGATTGCGAAGATATGTGTCTAGAAATGAACTCGTTTTGGAGGTCATACGACACATGTTCGATCGAACTTGTCCCGCGTTTTGAGAAAATCCTTACGCGGGCCCGCGAAATCATCGCCGAGATTATTGGCGATGGTCCGTGTCTTACAGAGTGGTTTGACTCAAGTCGTCTAGGCCCCGGGTTGGTAGCTTTCGGCCCTAAAAGTACTAGTGATTACGTCAAACTGTCAGGCGACCCCAGTATAACTGAGGAACTGCTTGATTTTGCTCCCAGCCTTCTGGAGAACTTCCCAGGTTGGATTGATGGTCTAAGTTATTCCGAGAAATTCGGGTTTAACCTCTTGGCCGTTAAAGGTGGCAAATATGCGCAGGTACCAAAAAACGCGAAGACTAATCGTAACATTGAAACGCAGCCTATGCTCAACGGCTTCTTGCAACTTGGCCTTGGTCAAGTTTTGAGGAGACGCCTCGCTCGTGCTGGTGTGGATCTGTCGGATCAGTCTTACAATCAGCGATTGGCGTTACGAGGGTCTTTACGTGGTGATTTGGCCACGATCGACTTAAGTAACGCTTCTGACCTGATTTCCGTTGGGACCGTTTCGGCCTTAATACCGGCCAGATGGCTCCACGCGTTCAACCTCACCC